GGAGAAACTATCGGAAGGAATTGTAAAAGAGTCCAGGGATTTGGGCTTTAAGACAGCGTAACGGTTCGCCTGATTGCCGGACCTCCCCGGGGCGTCCTCCTTCCCGCCCCCAAAGCCCACGGTAGGCAGGCGAACCCATAGGAAATGGAATGATTGAATCTTTGATTTACACAGTATTGACTGGAAATGCGACGGTTGCGCGAAAGGTGAATACCCGCGTCTATCCGGTTGTCATGCCGCAGGACGTGACGCTTCCCGCTGTGTCATATCAGCGGGTGTCTGCCGATCCGGTCAATCATTTACAAGGGTATTCAGGACTAAAAAATGCCCATATCGTTATCAACGCATGGGCAAGAAATTATGACGACGTGAAGGGGCTCGCATCGGATATCCATGCAGCGATGAATGCCGCGGTAACCTTTAAATGTATCTTGACAAATGAACTTGACGGTTACGATCCGGACGTTTCCCTTTACGTCATATCGCATGACTACTCATGTTGGGGGCAAGAATAATGGCAAGGCTAACGGTTCAACAGATGACGACGGCAGGATTGGCAGCGACCTTTACCGCGGCGGCCACGATCCTGGGAGACGAATTTCTGAATGACGGCCATACGTTCCTTTATATCAAAAACTCAGTAGCGGCAACTAATGCCGTGATTATAACTTCCAAGGTGAGCCCTATCCCAGTGGGGCTTGTAGCGATAAACGTAACAGTCGATGTAACCGCTTCGGGTGAGAAGATGAGTGGCTTCTTCGTCCGCGACAGTTACAACGATTCTTCCGGGTGTGTGCAGATGTCTTACACGACCCACACGGGATTGACGCTCGCGGCGATCTCCGTAACGTAAGAAGGAGGTAAGCAAATGGCAGTAAGAGACAGTCAAAATATAGTCGCATATTGGGCGACGGTAACGGTCGAGGCCACACTTGCCGCAAATCATATCGGCGAAGTGACCGGATTTAGCGGGCCGAGCCTAAGTGCTGCCGTCATTGATGTTACAAATCTCAAATCCACGGCGAAGGAAAAATTGATCGGCGTCTATGACGGCGGCCAGGTGACTATCAACGTGAACTGGGATGCCTGCACGGATGATGGCCAGAAATTGCTTAGGAAAAGCATAGCAGGTCGCCTCAAAGGCCGACTCGCAATTTTCACCAACGGGTCTGCGGATACGCAGAAAGTCAGCATGGAGGGATATGTTTCAGGCATCAACCTCACAGGCTCGGTTGACAACAAACTTGCAGGAGATTTCACCATCGCTATATCAGGCGGAGCCTCCTTCACGTCGTAAAGAAAGGAGGAAACAGCTATGGCTGCAAGAGGATCACAGGGAATTTTGCTCAGGCGGGAATCTTCGGTTGCCGGAACTCCCGCAACCCTATCAGCGACCGATATATCTCAGATTGTGCTGAACAATACGGTCAGCAGGGTGGCGGGTTTTGCGGCTTTTTCGACGGGGATGAGGCTTCGCATTCAAACCTCAAACTCATCGAATGTCTACACCATCAAGACGACGGCTGCCGCTGTCCTCACACTTCGTGAGCCCGTCACGGCTTTAGCGGCAGGCGGGACGGTCATCATGACCGGATGGGCGATGCAGGAAATCGGGCAGATCGTTAGTTTTAATGGCCCGAATCTGACGGCGGCGGTTATCGATGTGACGAATCTTAAATCTACTGCCAAGGAGAAGCTGATTTCCGTTTATGACGGCGGCCAGGTATCGCTTTCGGTTCTGTATGACCACGATGCATCGGGGCTTAATATGCACGATGCCTGTATCAGAGATATGCAGGCCCGGACTCACAGGCAATTCGATATTCAGGTTGTCGGCACATCGACCGCCAAGACGCAGTCGATCTTTTTCGGCGGTTACATCAGCGGGGTCAATATCACGGGGGCCGTCGATAATGCACTGAAGGCCGATATTGTAATTGCACTGGCTTCGGGGGTGAACTTTTCAACGAACACGGCGACTTAATATGAGGGAGGAAGGGCGTAATGTTATTGAGCAAGGAGAAGATTTTAGCGGCAGAGGATCTCCCCTTCCGGGACGTGGATGTGCCGGAGTGGGGAGGGGTCGTTCGGGTCCGCACGATGACGGGCGGGGAGAGGGATGCTTTTGAGGCTTCCATTTATGATACCGACGGGGCCGGGGTGAAACTGAACAGGACCGACTTCAGGGCAAAACTTTTGTCGAAGGTTCTTGTTGACGACAAAGGCGCCCGATTATTCACCGACAAGGAGATAGCAGCGCTTTCCGGGAAATCCGCGAAAGCTATTCAACGCCTGTTTGATGTTGCCCAGGAGATCAATGGGATTTCCAAGGCGGAACAGGAAGTCATTGAAAAAAAATGAGCAAGCGGGGGAGGGACTATTTTATCATGTCCCTTGCCCGCGAGCTCTGTATGACGCGTCGGCGGTTACTCCTCGAAATGGACAGTTACGAAATGGCGATGTGGCAGGCGTATTTTAAGGAGTCGAATAAGCCCGTGGAGAAAAAACAGACCCCGCAGGAGCTTGCGTTTTCGCTGAAAAACGCATTTTCCGCCCATAACAAACCAAAGAAGGCGAAGAAGAAATAAAATGCCATCCCTCTTAATCGACATCGGTGCAAATATAGCGCGGCTCCAGCAGGATGTCGCCCATGCGCAAAAATCTATCCAGGGTTTTGCCCGGTCAACCGAATCCGCCTTCAAATCAATAGCCTCCATCGCGGCCATGGGTGGCCTCACGTTAGGCATGGGCCAAGCCATAACCGCTTTCATGGACGCCGAGAAAGCCTCCATGAAGATGGCCGTCGCTATGAAGAATCAGGGAGACTACACCAAGGCGGCTATGGCGGACATGCAGGAATATGCCGCGGCAATACAGAGGACAACTGCCTCTGAGGATGACGCTGTCCTGTCGGTCATGGCGAACCTCAAAACCTATGGAATGATGAACGAGGAGGTCAAGAAATCTACCCAGGCGGTGCTTGATCTTGCCGCAGCCAAGCAAACCGAAGGGATGACCATCGAGAGGGCGTCAGAGCTAATCGGGAAAGCCTACATGGGGGAAACGACAGCCCTCAAGCGGGTCGGAATCGTCATTGATGAAAATATCCCCAAAACGGAAGCCTATGCCAAAGTTATGGAGCAGATCCAGGGGCGCTTCGGCGGGGCGGCGGCGGCTGAACTGGAAACCTATGCCGGCCAGTGGAAAAAGATCAAGAATCAATTTAGTGACGTGGCGGAAAGCGTCGGAATCGTTTTGCTGAAAGCCCTGGAGGGTGCGGCCTTCGGCGCGAACATGGTTGCCGTTGGCTTCTATACCGTCCTGGAGGCGGCAAATAAACTTGAATCCTATCTTGCCGGAGCCGTCGGATTCAGTGGAATGGCCGATTACGGGCGGATCGCCGCAGAAGAGTTCGGAAAACTGAAAGACGCGGCACTTGAAAGTGCCGACAAGACCTATAAAATGTTCAATTCCTGGGGGGAGGGGATCGATAAGGCCGTCGGGAAAATGAAGGACGGGACGCGGACCATCCGGGAGTTAAGTCAAAAAGAATCAGAAAAGCTCCTCAATAAGGTAGCCATTGACCAATTCAAGGATATGGTCAAAACCTTAACCGAATTTGAGAAGGAAAGCGCAAAAGTCGGAAAATCCATTGGGGACCAGGAGCTTATTGACCTCAATGTTAGGTACGAGAATTACAAGCGGTTTGTTACGGATGAGGCAAAACTGGAACAATGGCTTGCCGATGAAAAGAAATCCATCATGATCCGGGCAAATAACGAAACGATCGCCCTCTGGGAAGAACTCTACAAGCAGACGCAGAACGACAAATATGCTCAGGCCGCCATTGATGCCATGAAAGACATCCTCGACGCTGAGGAGCAGAAGTGGCGGACCATCCTCGATAGTGACGACGACGCTCACACCTTGCGTCTCAAGCGCGAACAGGATTATGTCGATAAGATCAAGGGGATGATTCAGCAGGTTGCCATTGCCGAGCAGCAGGCTGTCGCTGTGGCCAGCAGATCGGTCTATGATGCCAGTTATTTATCGACCTCAGAACCAAGTGAGGGTGGCCCGGGCCAAACGCGCGTCAACGCCTTCGGAGAGACTGAAAAATGGAGCGCGCACGGCCTTGGATGGATAACGGGATCGAGTGAAGGCTTGTCGCAACCGCTGGCGACCTATAATACGCAAATTACTTACTACACTCAGCAAATCAACGATACTGCCCAAAAAGCTGCCGATATCGCACAAAAGATAGCGGATGAAAACAAGAGGATTGCCGAAGAATACCAGCGGGAATACGATGCACGGGTTAAAACTTTCCAGACAGCGAAAGGGCAATTCACCGATTATGTACAGGAACGGGAGCGCCGGGGATGGGGGGCAGTTCAATATCAGCAACAATTTGCAAAACTTGCCGGAGAGTTTGAATCCTCGCAATACTTCGAGACCTCGATCGACCTCTTGGGCCAGATGATCGATGTGATCAAGGAACTGGATTCCATCGCCCAGGACCAGCTCGAACAGCAGAAGCAGCAGACAGCCAGTCTCAAGGAATCGAACCTATCTATATCCGATTGGCTGATGGACCTTTCGCAAGGTTCAATGGCCCCGGTCCAAAGTTCGGCTATGTGGGCGACGCGGTTCGAGGAGCTCAAGGCCCAGGCTATGGCCGATGAAAGCAAGGTTGCCGAGTTCCTAGCCTATGCCCAGAAATATCTTGAATTTGAGAAATCCTATGGGACCAAAGGCAGTTACACTGCCGCATATCAGTCCACGGTCTCCGCCGTTTCGGGGCTGGGTGATTATATGAGCCTGGCCGCTCAACTCTCAAACCTAGGGTTGGGTGATAGTCTCGGGGATATACAAAAACTAATCAAGGCATTCGGAGATTTAGGAGTAAGTGCATTTGATCTAAAAAAGGCAGCTGATGATGCAGCTGGTTCAACGTCCATTGCGGCACTACGTACCGAATCACTTGGATCGGCGGCGGATGTTTTGAAAGCGGCGGCGGGAACGGCAGCGGGATCTGGCGGTATGGGAAAAATCATCGAAAAATTAATCGGGGAAGGATATACAAACCTCCCCGATGCAACAGGAAACGCGACCGCCGCCATAGGAAATGTGGCCGTCACGACAGAATCCGAATTGAAAAAGGTGGCTGCCTATTGGGAAGCTCTTGCATCAAAAATGGGTATGACAATGAATGCCGAGACAGCTTTAACCGCCATCGGCCTTATGCAACCGCCCGTTACACAGACGACTACATATACCGTCCCAAAATTCTCATATTTGCCTCATACGGAAAATGCAGTAGGTTTTTATGATTTTTTTGGAAATATTTATTATATAACGCCGAGTGGTTACAAAACTTCAGCCCCTGGCTTTATTACCTGGTATGAACAGGTGCCAAACTATGCAAAAGGAGGATTAGCTTCCGGCCCTTCTATATTCGGAGAAAAAGGGCCGGAATGGGCCGTCCCCACCTACGAACCGGAGCGGTCGAACTTTCTCCGGGATGTGGGTGCAGATCCCGAAGCAATCGGGAACGCGATTGCAAAGCGGATGTCCGGGATGGGCGGCGGCGATATCCATGTATCGGTGCAGATTGACGGGCGGGAGATCGGGTCCGTGGTGGCCAAACAGATGAAAATAAACCGCGATCTCCGTGAATCCACGAGGATGAATTGAAAAAGTTAGGGGGTGGTCCTGATAAGCGCCAAAGAAATCTACGACTATATCTCCGCCGCAACTGCGGACAGCACGTCGCTTTTAAATCTTACGGCGCGTGGCATCGTCCGGGAAAGCGGATCGATAAATCAGATTGTGCACCTTGGCGATGACGGCTCCGAGGAGGTGGTGGAGCTCTCCACTGCCAAGGAATTTTACATCGATGTCCCCTGGGGTGCCATGACTGAAGACGAGGCCGGCACGGTGATTGATTTCTGGGGCTCGGCAACTATCGGAAATGGAAAGATGCGCACGTTTAAATACAAACACGCCTACGGCGCCACGACGCATACCTACGTCGCCCGATTCGATTCCGATCTGGCGCGCGATATCCGGGACGGGAATATCCACAATATGAGCGTCCGGTTGAAAGTCACGGGGTACGTCACATAATGCTAAATTTTGATGCTGCTCAACTTACCGCCGTTGGTCTCAAATCGAAAACCGCAAAATGGGTTTTCACGGTAACTGATAAAAACGGGGTGGTTTATAAATATTCCACGGGAATTATTGCCGGTGTAACAAAAAATATCGTTATCACCGATTTCTCCGGTATCGATCTCCGGCGCAATCAAGCGGAGACCGGAATCATCGCGCCCTCAGACGTGACATTCAACATTTCAAACAAAAACAGCACTCTTGTCTTTTCTGATTTCAAAAGCGGAACCGTTCTGATTGATCTCTACATTTCCACAACTGCCCTGGATACGAAAATGGCATCATGGCTTTTCCGAATTAAAACGGCGGAACCTGGTTATCAAAAACTAAAAATCACGGCCGAGGACTTCCTGCAATACTATCTCCGGGGCGACTATCCGAACACCCGTCTTCCTGCCGATATCTTCCCATCGAATCGCAGCTATGAGAATGAAGGGCTATGCCTCCCGGTGCCTTTCGGGACGGACTATGTCCCGATGCGGGATGTCTATATTGACGGGGCGGTAACTATCACGGCGGCCACCATAGGGGCGGTTGCATCGGCGGCAGGTGCACGATGTCAGTTTACCGATAGCGCGAATGGTTTTCTTGTCGCCGGCATCGAACAGGGGCGTATCATAACCGTCAGCGGATTTCTCACCAATGCGGCCAACAATGGCGACTTTCAGGTCCTGTCGGTAACGGCGGGAGTGATTGAGGTCGAAATTGACGCCGGTCTTGTGACTGAAGTCGCCCTTGAAGATATCACCATAACCCACGGCTCCGGTTATATCATGCTCGGGAGCCCGGCAGGGGGCATCACTTATGCAATTACCAAGGTGCGCTCCCCTCGCGCGTGGGGGCAAAAATCCGAATATGCTGGTCCTGCAGCCCCCTATGTGTTTAACCAATACACCAAGGCCGACGTCGACGCCGTTGATTGGCGGGTATTCCAAGCGATCATTGCCGATATCAACAACGACGGAACCGCTGACGCGCCGGGGTTCTGGATGACGGACGGCGGCCCGGTCCTCGATCCCCTGGTGCAGTTTACCCGTTCGGATACGGCGGCCATGACGAACCCTGCCGACATTATCGCCTTTGTCCTGGAGGACATGGGCGTCCCTTCGGCCAACATCGATGACGGCGTGGGGTCCACCTTTGCGGCGGCTCACGCGATCTTTGATGGTTACGCCGTCCCCTTGGTTTTCAACGGTGCGTTTTGGTACAAGCAGCCACGGGAGAAGGTGCTTGCCCAGCTCCTGAATATGTGTCATTCCTGTCTGGAGGTGGGGGACAAGATCAAAATGCGGGTGTTAGTTAAGGCATCACAAAAGACCATCACGGCGGCGGAGATTCTCAGACCGGGTGACGTGGGCGAGGGCTCTTTCCAATACCGCGATCTCAACAACGACAACTATTCCGATTCCGGCTATGTGGCCTGGCAGAAATCCGGTGAACCGCAGGACTCATTTCTCAAAGTCCTGGTGGCAGCAGACGCGGCGGCAAACGTGATCTCGAAAGATGTTCTCGAATGCCCCTTTGTCCAGGACTCCCGCGATGTGCAACGGATTGGCATACTCTACTATCAGCGACGGCTTCTCCGGGAGGCAGAGGCCGGCTTCCTGGCAAAGGGCACCTGCCTGGCCTTGCAACCTGACGATGTGATTGAAATTGCCCATGCCAATTACGGGGGAACCTACAAAGTTTTAGTTGACTCTGTTCGGATCAACAAAGACCTCTCTCTTCAATTCGGATGCTCTAAATTCACCGCAGTGGCTCCGGCGACAATCCCCTTTGACGATTGGGCGGACCTGGCGCCTACGGCCCTGGTTATCCCCGAAGATGACACGGCCTATGCCTGGCAGCCTACCGTTTCCGGCCCCCAGACTGACCAGGATATCGCGCGGAGCGGCTTCGATACTTGGGGCAAGGAATATCTGACAATCGGCCCCACGACAAATGCGGGGAAGTTCACTGACATTCAGAAGGCTATGAACGCCGTCAAGCAGGCGGGGGGAGGGGCAATCTATATTTTGAACGGCGACTATCAGGCTCCGGCCCCTCTTTATGTCCCCGATGTCAATCTTGAAATAGTGGGGCAATCTCAGGGCGGGGTTGTGCTGAAGAACCTTGCCGGAAGTGATCTATTTATACTGCATAACCTGACAAAGACGTTCAAATTCAGTGATTTTTCCATTGCGAGTCAGAACGTGGCGGCGTTCTCAAAGATGTTCAATATTGATGGGACAGTAGCTGCAGACAATACTTCCAGTATCACCGCAGATGGTGTAAAAATTACACTCACTACGGTCGCCTCTGGGGCAAGCGGCGAATATGGGATATATGCGAACAAAGGTAACGGCAAGATTAAGTTTTGCGATGGAGAAATTATAAATGGACTGACTGCAATTCGTTGCATTTCTTATTTGAATGTATCCATCATAAATAATAAAAACATTGCCGCGCAATATCTTTACCCAGTTTACTATGATGGGGCAGCAACGGCGGTAGAGATTACCTCAAATACAATAAAGGATGTAAGGACTCTTGGCATTTATACTTATTCGGATAGCGGGTTTATTGCAATAAATAAAAACTATATTGAATTTCTCACGACAGATGCCGTGGCAGCAACAACGGATGGCATCATTGCGAGAGGGAATAGTATTATTACAGAAAATTATGTACGGATAGCTCATGTGTTGGCCGCAAATTACACCATAGGCATAGCCCTTGTCTCTGCTGCGACTACTAAGAATTCAAAAATAATCAATAATATTGTTTCGATAGACGTTGACTCAACAAATATCGTTTGTTTCGGCATAACCTCTGCCGGGTCAAATGGCGAGATAAATGGCAATAATATAACATTGGATAATTCCAACGCTCAAAGTTATCAATATGGCATATACGCGGAGGGAGATTTGAATACAATATCACACAACAATATCAACCTTGTGAATAATCGAGCAACCGATAAAGGGATATATCTCCCGGCGGGTGCCGACAACAACACCGGGCAAGGAAACCTTTTCTATAATTGCGGCACCAATATCAAAGACCTCGGCACCGGCAACCTCATCAACATATCCGGAGGAGGGACATTCTAATGACCGACTATAACCATGATCCCAACGTCCCTCGTGTCGGTGTTGCCAATTCACTTGCCGGGGCAACGGCATATCCGAATGAAATCCTCTGGACTTCTGACGATTTCCGCCTCTATGTCGAACAGGGAGGTGCAAAGAAACTCGTTGGGGAA